AGCTGATTTGATTGCTAAAGGTGTTCTTGGTACTCCGCAGACCGTATCAATGAACATTGCAGGCACCACACCGTCAAGCGCACTTGCTTTAGCTCGTGCCAAGATGAATCAGTATTTAACTCCAGCAGGTGATCGTTCTGCATTGATTACCAGCACCGCAAACGTGGCATTGTCTGGTGAAATCTCTCGCTTATTTAACCCAACCCAGTCTTCAAGCAAAGCATACCTTGATGGATATGTTGCGACTGCATATGGCTCAGACCTGTTTGAACACCAATCAATCCCAACTCATGCAAACGGTACTGCTGCGGGAATTACTGTAAGCGCAGCAGGTCAGACTGGCAGCTCAATCACCATGACCGCAAGCACTGCCGGCACATTGGTTAAAGGTCAGATTCTTACCATTGCGGGTGTGAATGCTGTTCATCCGTTTACTGGTCAAGATATTGGCTCATTACAGCAATTTGTTGTAACTGAAACAGTAACTGTGACCACTGGTACGGCTGTTAAGATTTACCCATCAATCAATCCAGCTGCACCAAACAAAACAGTAACTGCTTCGCCTATATCTGGTGTTGTTGTGTCAACTGTATCTGTAAATGGTGTGCAGAACCTTGCATTCCATAAAGATGCATTTACAGCAGCATTTGCACCGCTTCCAGTGATTGCTTCATGTGAAGGCTACACAGCTCGTTTGCCGTCTGGCATCTCGGTTCGTGTAATGACGTTTGGTGATGGTAACAACGACATTGAGCGTACTCGTATCGATGTTCTGTATGGCTTCCAAACGGTTCGTGGTCTGCATGCGGTTCGTATTCCACAAATCTAAATGATGTGAATGGCAGGGCCTTGGCTCTGTCTTTTTATTTATTTGAGGATTGAGATATGCAATACCCAAAAATGCTCTATTCGGGCGACAAAGAAAGTTATTCAAGTCGAACTGTGCATGATGAAAAAGAAGAAGCGAAATGCCGTGAAATTGGCTTGACTGATTATGCTGACTTGCCTGAACCTGAGCCAAAAATTGAAGAAGTTGCGGGCGGTGATTTAGAAGGCTCGACAAGCCTTAGTGAAAAAATTACATGGCTTGAAGATCAACTTGCCACATCGCAAGGTGAATTTATTGCGTTCCAAAACAATGTTGGTGCAATGAAAGCGCGTATTGCTGAATTACATGGCGATATTTATGTTGGCACATCAAAGGAGCCTATTGATTATTCAACATGGACTTCTGAACAGTTACGAGAAGAAATTACAAAACAGGGCAAAACTTTTAAAACCCGTGATTCAAAAGCCGAATTAATTGCCATTTTGGAAGCATAACCTATGAACGTCACCAAGATCATTGAATCAGCACTTAAAAAAATAGGCATCTTGGCTGCAGGTGAAAATGCTGAGGCAAATGAACTTGAGGACGCAGTTGATGCCTTGCGCGGCTTGCTTTCGCAGTGGGCCACAAAAAGATTATTCATCCACAAGGTTGAGCAAATCACACTCAACCTAAACGGATCTGCAAAAGTCTCTCCAAATGATATTGATGCACCGGACCATAAAGCAGCCATTTCAAGCATTATTGAGCATGCACTATTAAATGATGAGGCTATTGACCTTGTCAGGGATATCAATACATCCAAGCATGATGCAAAAGTTAATTACAGTGTAAACGGTGAGGTCTGGACGTTCTTTGGTGGTGGTGAGTTGAGTTTTAAGGCATTAACCCTGCCTTATAGCATCGCTCCAGGTGATGAATTACAGTTACCACCAAGTTATGAGCGACCGTTAATTCTATCTCTGGCTGTAGAACTATGCACCATGTTTGGCGTTGAGCCATCACAACTACTTCTAACAAACTACCGCAATGCAACAACCTTGCTAAAAGAAAGTAACTCAACACCACTTTATGTAATCAATGATTTACCTGTAGGGGTGCGCTATGGCTGTTATTGATTTACCTATTGTTGGGCAGTCGTATCACCTAAAAGACTGGGCGATTGACTGTCAGCGCACCTTAAATTTTTACCCTCAAGTGGTTGAAAGTGGCAATACTCCACAAGTATCAGCGCTATTACCAACACCCGGACTAGTAAAGAGATTTGAGTTCTCAGGCGCTATTCGTGGCCTGTATGCGCTTAATGATGTTGTTTTAGTTGTGGCAGGTCAAACACTCTATCGAGTTGATAAAAACGATACTGTGAAGCAAATAGGAGATATCACAGGAACAGATATCGTTTATTTTGCTGATAACAGTGTTCACGTTATGATTGTGAGTGATGCTGCTTATAAGTACGACATTCGACAAGAAACACTGACAGATATTTTAATTAGCACTGGAACAGGTTTTTTGGGGGTGTCAGATGTCACATTGCTTGACTCTCGATTTGTATGGACGGTACCAAGCTCAGGTCAGATTCAATGGTCAACTCTGCTTGATACATCAACCACAGGCTTAAATTATGCCACTGCAGAGGCTAAGTCGGACAACCTGGTGCGGACAATTGCGGTAAACGGTCAACTCTGGCTGATTGGTGAAAAGACAACTGAAGTTTGGATGAGTACAGGCAATCCTGATTTGCCATTTCAGCGAATGTCCGGTGCTTTTATTCCAACTGGTTGTGCTGCTAAAAATTCTGTTTGTGTATTTGGTGGTGGCTTATCGTGGCTTACACGATCTGAGCATGGTCAAGCGCAAATCATCGTAACGCAAGGCTATCAAGCGCAGCGGGTATCGAATCACGCAATCGAAACAGAAATCGCCAATTACGAGCGAGTGGATGATGCTTACTCATTTGCTTATCAGCAAGACGGTCATGCGTTCTTAGTTATTTCATTCCCAAGCGCAAAGAAGACTTGGTGTTTCGATGCAACCACAAGTATGTGGCATGAGCGGAGCTACTACAATATTGAAAAATATCAACATGAGCACCACCGAGCCATGACTCATGTATTTTTTAATGGTGAGCATTTGGTGGGTGATCGATCAAATGGCATTGTTTACCGATTATGCCCTGACTGCAGCACCGATAATTTAGAGCCAATTCTACGAGAGCGAGTTACACCAGTCATTAACCCACAAGGCTCGCAATTGGTATTTGATGCGGTTGAGTTGATATTGCAAGTTGGTCAGCAGGAAAATACAAAACCTGTAGTTCGCCTAGACTGGTCGGATGATCGTGGCAAATCATGGTCTAAGGATCGAGTTTTAGATTTTGGTGCGATTGGTGAGTTTAACAAGCGCACTGTATTTAACCGACTAGGGCAATCCAGAAACCGTGTGTTTCGATTAAGAATTAGCGACTCAAATCGCCTGATTATCTTGGGTGCTAAAGCAAGGGTGAGATAATGGCAATATTTGACACAACTCAGGTGCCACTTCAAGAGCCTATGTATATCAACGGGCAATTGTCGCGAGTCTGGCATATGTTCTTTTTGCGACTATCTCGAGTTGCTGCAGTTAATGATCAGGTTGATTTAACCAACATAACCCAACTTGCACACCAAGCGCCAACACAGGCTACACAAGGTCAAATGCTGATTGATATAGGCGTGTTGAAAGAATCACCACCGTTAATGCAGCAACAAGCCCATCAAAAAGAAATACCACAACCGCTTGAAGCGGTTTTTTTGCATCCTGATCAATATGCGCCATTAGTTAGCGCCAATATCAATCAGCAAGTACTCACACCCACTATTAACTTACCATCAGTCGAGGTCATTCGTGATTCTATATAAAACCCCATTCAAACCTCAAACCTTGATTGCTGGTGATGTTTTGGCATACGAGGTGTCGAATGCTGTTGTTGCGCACATTCGGGCCTGTACTTTTCACAACACAAGCGCAAACAGTGTGGTTATTGAGGTTTACGTTTTACCTTCAAATATCAGTGCTCCATCCGCATTAGCACAGCGACTCGTTAAAAAAACACTAATGACCAATGAATCTTACCTTTGCCCGGAGATTGTCAATCACGTGCTTGAAGGTGGTTTTAAAGTGTATTTCAAAGGCGAAGGCTGTAATGCAATGCTTTCTGTATCGGAGCAAGCACAATGATGAATTTCCAGTTTTTACCATCAGTTGATCCAATCAAGCTATTGATGCAGATCAAACAAAATCCAGAGCTTTGGAAAGAAGACACTTATTTGCGTGATTACCCGCAAGGGCCATTTGGTGAAATCGAATCAATCATGCTGCGCTTTCCTGAGAAGCGCGTATTTGAACAAGAAGAAGAACTGGAAAAATACAAAAGCGGTGAGTCCCACTTTGATCAACATGAAAGTGTAGATTATCCGGCTTATGCTGTTTTGCCCGAAGCTCGGTCATTGGTCATGGCTTTGATGGCTTATGTGCAGGGTGAGCGCCTTGGTCGTGTGATGATTAATAAAATTGCACCGGGTGGGCGTATTTATCCGCATGCTGACACACCAGAGCACACCAAATACTACACGCGCTTTCATATTGTTTTGCAGTCTGGTGCTGGATGTTATTTGCGTGCAGGTGATGAGCAGCTTGAAATGCGTGGGGGTGATGTATTTTGGTTTAATAACAAACTAGAGCATGAAGTTGTGAACAACTCAGGCATGGATCGCATTTCTATGGTGATTGATATCAAGGTGAAATCATGATTACAGCACACGTTGAAAGTTTTGAAGAAAACCTTGAGTATCTAAAACCACTTTTGCCGATCCACTACAAAGAACTTGCTTTAAATCAGGACAAGGTGCCGCTTTCACCACAGTTTGATAAATACGTTGCTACTGAAAAACAGGGCGGATTGATCTTTGTGACGCTACGCAAAGCGGGCGAAATGGTTGGTTATTTCATTGGATTTATCGCACCCGGATTGCATTACTCAACCTGTCTTACTTGTCAGATGGACATCTTCTATGTTCTTCCTGAGCATCGTGGCAGTGGCACAGGTTTTCAATTATTCAAATTCGTAGAGCAGCAACTTAAAAAACGCGGTGTGCAACGATTATTTGTTGGCTCAAAACTGCATAAAGATGCGTCTTGGTTATTTGAAAAACTAAATTACACACCTGTTGAAACTTATTACTCGGCATGGTTGGGAGATTGATATGGTAGCAGCAGCAGCAATTGGCGCAGTGGGCGCTGTTGCAGGTGGCGCAATGGCAGCAAGTGGTGCAAAAAAAGCAGCAAAAACACAAGCAGCATCAGCGGATCGGGCGAGCGAGATTCAGCAAGAAAATTTCGAGCAGACACGCAAAGACTTAGCACCATATAAGCAAGCGGGCGACACATCACTTAATCAATTAATGGGGCAGATGGGGACTAATGGTTATTTTAACCAAAACTTCACAGGTCAAGATATTTATAGCGACCCAAGCTATCAATTCAGACTGCAACAAGGTCAGAATGCCATTCAGTCCAGTGCAGCAGCTCAAGGTGGTTTATTGAGTGGTGCCACACTAAAAGCATTGCAAAATCACGGTCAAGAATCAGCATCTCAAGAATACGGGAATGCTTACAACCGATTTAATGCAGACCAGACCAACCGGTACAACCGCCTATCAAACCTTGTTGGTGTGGGTCAAAATGCAGCAGCACAAGTAGGGAATGCAGGCGCTCAAACATCACAAGCGATTGCAAGTAACACCATGCAAGGTGCAAATGCTCTTGCAGCTGGACAGGTTGGTAGTGCAAATGCTTGGGCAGGCGCAGCTAATAATCTCGGCAGCATGGCAGCAGCTTACGGAATAATGAACAAGAAGGGTGTAATTTAATGGCTATACTCGACCACTCATTGCCTTTACAGGTAAAGGCTCCCGACATGATGGGAATGCTTGACCAAGGCTCACAACTTGCACAGTTTTACACGCAACAAAAGTCAGACGGTGAATTAAACCGGCTGTACAAAGAAACCAATGGCGACCTTGATAAGATGATGGAGATTGGCAAAACCTCTCCAATGGCTCGTTTTGTCATGCCGCAGTTACAGGCTCAAAAATCAGCACAGCAAAAGGCTGCTTTAGATCAGCAGAAGATTGAAGCTGATATTGGCAAAACGCAGTCTGAGGCATTTAAAAATAATCAGCAGGGTAGTGGTTTTAATTTAGATAACACTGCAAAGCTAATGGACAAAGCCAATCAGGCTTTATATGTGGCAGCGCAGTCAGGTGATGCAAACGCTGTAAAACTAGCATTAAATAATGCTAAATCAGCAGGATTATTTGATTCTAATCCAGAGGCATACAATCAATATTTTGCTACAGCTGAAGGATTGAGTACAAACCCTGAAGGGCTTAAATCTTTTGCACTTAACCTGCAGAAAGCTTATGCGCAAAACCCTGAAAAGTATAACTTCGCTACTGCTGACAATGTTTTGGATAACGAGACATCAATCACTAACAACACACTAACCAACCAAACGTCTGCGGATAATAATATTCGAACCAACCAAACGGCCGAAAATAACAACATCCGCACAACCGATACAAGTCGATATTCAACCGATGTGGCTGCAAATACCGCTCAACAAAAACTTTCAATTGATCAGGCTAAAATTGAGCTTGAGCAAAAGAAAGGAGTGGTGCAGCAGTTTGGTGACAGCATGTATATGGTTTATCCGAATGGCAGTGCTGTGCCGATTAGTTCTGCTGCTGGACCTGTAACCAAAAGCAATACAACTCTCAAAACTTCTATTGCAGAGGAGCAGCAGCGTACCCAAAAAGTTTCGGTTACTCTTGATGCTGTTGAGGGGTTGTTGGGTGATGCTACTGGTAGCGGGATCGGAAGATTGGTTGATGGTGGTGCTAGACTTTTCGGGGTGGCAACCCCGGGAGATATAGCGACCGCAAAACTCGGCACACTTGGTGGTCAATTGGTTGCATTAATGCCTAAGATGTCTGGGCCACAGTCTGATAAGGATGTGGAGATGTATAAACAGATGGCAGGTAAGCTTGACGATCCAACCATCCCAGTTGAGATACGAAAAGCAGCGCTGGGAACAATTCGTGAACTAAACAACAAGTATAGCGAAATGAACGACGCTCGCGGTCAGGGTGTGCCTTATGCTAATGCCTCAAACGGTGCAAAACCGAACGCGTTAGACTTCTTTAAGTAATCAATAAGCACTCGAAAGGGTGTTTTTTATGGGTGATGATATGGCGACATACCAACAATTGCAGCAGTTGCTTAATAATCCAAATGCTCGGCAGATGCTCGACATTATTGCCAAGGCTGAGGGTGTGAAGCATGGTTATAACACTATGTTCGGCAATCAGCGCATAAACAGCCTACAGTCGCACCCAAACATCCGCAAAAGCTTTGTGCAGACTGATGGTAAGTCAAATGTCACCACGGCAGCAGGTCGCTATCAGTTCTTAAAAGGCACATGGGATGGGGTGGCGCGCCAGTACGGATTAAAAGACTTTTCACCACAAAACCAAGACATTGCAGCGCTGGCTTTATTAGCTCAAAACGGTTCGCTTCCTTATGTTTTAAAAGGCGACTTTCAAACAGCTGTTAAGAAGTCTGGTGGCACATGGGCATCCTTGCCATCTTCGCCTTATGCGCAGCCTAAACGCTCGTGGTCTGAGTTGGGTCTAGGTGGTGGGCCA